TTTGCCCCCACTTTGTAATACGCTGGTAGTGTGATAATTGATGTGGTTTCTGTTATTTTTACTAAATATGAATATTCTGGTTTGACAAGGTTTTCCATATTTTCAAAATTTGCAATTCTTGCATTTTCATTAGCAATTCTCGTTTTTTCCGCTTCTGCCCTCTCGCTTTCTGCGGTAACTCTGTTTTCCTCTGCGGTAGTTCTTTGGGTTTCTTCATCATTTCGTAAATCTTCGGCGGCTACTCGTTTTTTCTCTGCCTTATCTCGCTCTGTTTCCGCTTCTGTTCTATTTTCCTCATTCTTTACTCTTTGAGTTTCCGCTTCGGCTCGTTTTTCTTCGTTTTGCTTTCGCTCTTTTTCCAGGGTAATCGCATCCTCCAAAATTTCAATGTAATTTGGAGTATTATCCGATTGTATGTTTTCTTTCGAACTAGGTTCAATTTTGACAGGTATAAAAAAAGAAGAAACAACTTCATTGTCCTTCTTTAACTCTACTTCTATTTTCGATTCTCCTGCTAATCTGACACAGTCTGGTAATAAATTTACAACAACCTGGTTATTTGCAATTTCACATTCCTGCATTACTATTGTAGTATCAGACTTTGTAAATATTAAATCTGCAGACATTCCTTCTAAATTTATCTTGGTTGAATTATCATAAATATCAAAGGTTAGTTCTGTAGTATCAAACTGTTTCAATTTTAGTGGACAATATTCTGTAACCTTTAAGTCTGCAGTTATAATTTCTTGTCTTTTCAAATTTTCTCTCCTCCCTTCTTTTTATTTCATATAGCCAATTACATTCAATACCGCTTCTGCAGTTCCTGTTTTCTTTAATCCAGCAAAATTCGGACTATCTATTGTTCCTGCAGAAGGAATAGCCTCTGCTGTTTCCACAATAAATGTCGTTCTTCCTGTGGAATTAAGCCAATTCTTAAGGTCGATTGTTTCTACTGTTTCAGCCGCATGATTGTTGATTTCTGGATTTTTAGCTGTAAACTTTCCTCCAGGAAATGCGTTTGTTACTTCTGTTTTCTGTGTAAAGGATGCAATAGATAAACACCCTCCTAGTGCTGGGGCCTCCAGAATAGAATTTGCATTTGTAACCTTATATAATCTTATATTTTGAGCATAACCCCAAAAATACTGACCATCGTTTTCCCAATGCACAGGATTGTGAATTAAGGATATTTTTGCAGAAGTTACCACAAAATTTGCTGGAATATGACATTCAATTCTAAGCCCGTCTTTAATATACTCTTCCATATCCCACTTAAAGCCTAGAAAAGCATCTGGATTTTTGACCAAGAATTGAAAACAACTTAAAACGCCATTTCCGCCAATTAGTTTAGCACCATTGCTCAAAGACACCCCCTTATTATCTAAGAGAACCATCAAGTTCGCTGCTGCATCTTTGATTTCTAATTTTCCGCTTTTATTGCCATTTCCACCGAGCGTAAGTACATCTCCATAAAGACGAGCCAAACTCATTGAACCTGCTTTAATCAAATTAGCACTCAAAATCCCTGCTGTGATAAAATCTGCAACAATTTCTCCGGCCATTGTAATAGCAGTTCCATACGGTCCATTTATTCCAGAAGAACTATACGCAAATCCATTCATGTTCCATCTCCAGATTTTTGTGGCCGTATTGGGATCTGGTGTATCCATAATCAGAATCTCTTGCGGATTTTCGACTGGTCTTATGCAAACATATCCTCTAGTTGCCTTCAAAATCAAATCTGTGGCATTTTGTTTCGCATTAGATAAAATATCATTACTTATTTCTGCTGTCTCCTTTTTGACTGTTCTCGTAATTGTTTTTTGCGAATCACTTACATAATTTGCTTTGAACTCTCCTAGCTCCAAACTTATAAATCTATGGGTCAGGCTATTATAAACTGTTCGAATAACTCTTACCTTGATTTTCATCTTCCCAAGAATTATTGTTACAGTATCTCCTAATTTTACAGAATTTAAGATTTTATATTTTGAATATTCTGTCGTTTGCGACAAGTCCACAAAGTCGACTTTAACATTGATTTTCGGCTTATCAATATTGTTTTTTGAAAACTCTTCAGCTGCTCTGCTACGCATTTCTTCATAACATTCCTCGAGAGTGTTAAAACCTTCCTCGTCTCCCTCTTCTTTTAACTTGATGTCTGAATATTCAATTTCACCAATTTTAGGATGCGGATATTCTTCAATTAAAGGGCTGTCAATATACTTTTCTGGTAGCAAAAGGCCATCATATCCAATTGGTCTTAACCTGGTAATAACATTCGAATCGTTTTTTGAAAATTCAATTCCAGTTAGATTTTTACCATATTTTATTGTATAGCCTTTGTCCTCGCCTCGTTGTTGAAGCATCCTTACATTAAAGTTATCCCTTTGTAGCTCTCCACCCCAGACATTTACAAAACTGTTATCTAAATCTCCTATAATTGCTTCAAGTGGATTTTTTCTAACATACCTTGCACTTGCTTGATTCGTAATGTCGGAATATCCTTTGAAAAGATGGTTGTATTGTGTATGCGTCAATATCCAATCAATTGCTCCTGCTCCATTTTGGTTTTGTGGGAATGTATCATCCAGAGCATTATCTCGCAAATCGTATGTAATATGCTGTGGCTTCGCTGTTATCATTGTTAGATTTTCGTTTCGGTTTTTGATACGAAATAACTGCCTTTCTGCTTCTCCAGTATCAACTTTGATTATCATGTCATTTTCAATTTCTGGAGCATACTTCCCATTTTTAGGATATTCAAAATCAATTGTACACTCTCCATTTAATTCTTCTGTTACTTCGCATTTTGTAGTATCTTTCAAACTTCCGATTCCGTTGTTGTTAAAATCAGATGTTTTTGTGAATTTCGCATTATATAGATTTATCATACAAAAGCACCTCTGTATTTCAAAGTAAGACCAGTACAATTTCCAGTCCAGGAAATTGTATTTTTCCCTGGTTGTAGTTTTGGAAATTCTGCACACTCAATGTCTTGATTACAGCTTTTTTCGCCCTTGAAAGCCTCTTCCATTTCACAGTCAAATTCAATATATTCCTCTATTTTGTGAATTGCAATTTGCGTATTGTTAATAGACAAAGTTATTTCTCCTACTCCTTCTAATTTGATATATGGAGAAACCTCGTGTGTACTGTCTTGAATATCTATTGTTGTTCCCTCACTTAAAAATAGCACCTTCTCTTTGACAGAAAGTGCTATTGGCTGGATTTCAAAATGAATTTTGAATTGATTGCATACCCTATAAACCTGCTCATAATCAATTTGGTCTTTTACAATGGCCTTGTAAAATTTGTCTAGTTCTGTACTTAGGATTAGCTCTCCTTCGCCATTAAGCCAAGAGGAAAGCACACGCATATTTGAATCTGGCATCATTGTGCAAGTAATCTCGTAACTAAATGTCTCATAAGACTTCTGGTCTATGTATAGTTTCCCATTTCGTCCTGGTACATCAATTTCTTCATATCGCTTTTCTGGCTTTGAAATACTCGGTAATGAATTTACAATGATACCTCTATCTTTGCTATTTATTCCGTTAAAAATAAAAAATGGAATCATGCTGGGCTTCCTCCTTTACTTAATATTTTTTCTTCTAGGTACATGGCTAGTAGTTCTGAAATTTCTTTTACATCTTGCTGCGTATTATTGATAAATTTATCAATTTTTATTTCTAATTTTATTGGACCGATTTCTTTTACATTTTGATTATTTTCTGTTTTTACAACCTTTTCATTTATTGGATTTCCTAAATTGCGATTATATTCTGCATTTTGCTCTTTTGTTAAAACTCTTTCTCCTTTATCCAAAAATGCAGGATAGTAATCTTCTGGAACATAGTCAATACCTACTTTCAATCGAGGAATTTCCCTAATATTCAGTCCTTTTCCTCCAATTCCAGGAACCCAATCAGGAATTTTAATCTTATTGATTCCTCGTATGAATGAGTTAATTCCATTTATGATAAAATTGATTGGACTTTTGAACATATTTCCAAGTCCAGAAACAATGTTTCCAAATATATTTTTAATATTTTCCCAGGCTCCGCTTCCAGTTTCCTGTAAAAACATTTTTGATAAAATTCATAATATTTTCAAAGACCGTTTTCGCTGCATTTACATATTTAGAGATATTTCCAAAACTATTTGAAAATGCTCCTCCTAAAATATTTGCAACATTTTGGAAAGCAGTCTGCAAGGGCTTTATTGCTATGTTTATTAAGGCAGTTATTAACTGTGTGAGCGGTGGAACAATGAAATTGATAAGCTGTAAAAGTGGATCTAATACTAACATCAACAAGTCTATGATAGGTTTCAACAAATCAATGACTGGCTGTAAGAGTTGTAGAACCGGCTGTAGTAATTGCATTAAGATTGGAAGAACTTGCTCTATGATTTGTAAAATTGGCGGAAGTAACATATTCAGCAAATTTACAAGTGGTGGAAGTAATTGCTCTAGAACTTGTGAAATGAATGGAATCAGCTGTTGTAGTAAATTTGAAATAGTCGGCATAATAGATTGCATTAAATTCATTAGTGGTGGTAATAGTTGTGAAAATAAATTGGTTATAACTGGAGTCATCTGCGAGAAAATTCCTTCAATCATTGGCATATTATCCATAATAACCTGAATGATTTGCTGCAAGATAGGCATCAAGGCATTTCCTAAAGGCAACAGTAACATTTCAACATTTCTTTTTAAGCCTTCAAACATATCTGAAAGATTGTCATACTTGATTTCTTTGATTTGTCCCATCGTGTCAGTCAAGCCATTAAAAGCATCATCCCAATTCATAATCTGTAATACAGATTCTGCTCCTAGGTCTTCCCACATCGTTCCAAATAAGGCTATTCCTACTTGGTTTTGTTTCATTGGGTCTTTTATGCTTTCTAATCCCTCTAACACTTCAAAAAAGGCTTTACTTGCAGATTTTCCTCCTTGTGCAAATTTCTGCGAGGTTGCATCTGCATTCAATCCAATTTCTGCAAATGCATTTTTTGTGCTATCACTTCCATCTTTTGCTCGAATGCCAAATTCTTTGATTGCATCTCCTACTTTATCTATGCTAAATGCTCCGGAATCTGCACCAGCTTTTAAGAAATTAAACATTCCAGCTGCATCAAATCCTAATTGTTCAAAGTGTACTGAATATTCATTGATAGTGTCTAGTAAATCTCCATTTTTATCTAGCCCACTTTGTGCTCCTTGTGCCATCAAGTTATATGCTTCCTCAGACGATATTCCAAATTGGTCCATCATCATTTTTGCGGATCTAACACTTTCATTTACTTCAAACCCAAAGGTATCTCTCAATGCTAATGCGTTTTCGGTAACATTTTGCAGCTCAATTTCGTCGATTTCTTTTAATTGTGTTTTTACTTGAGACATACTATCTGCAATGTCTTGAAAGTCCTCGCCATAGTTATTTTTGTAAATATTCTTCAAAACTTCTTCATATTTTCCAGAAGCCTCTGTTGCCTCTCCAGTTGAAGCGATAAAACTTCCCATAGCTTTGTCAACTTCTACTGCAGTATTTACAGCTGCTCCTCCGATTGCTCCCGCTGCTGTAATTGCTGCTCCTCCGATTGCTAATCCCCATTTCGCTGCAGTTTTTGCAACCCCCATAAACTTACTTCCAAGACTTTCGCTCTTTTTCCCTGTTTTTTCAATTTTTTCGTCTGCTTCTGTTGTATCAACAAAAATACTGCCAAACAACTTAAAAATCTCCATTATCCTCACCTACCTCTCCCTTTTGTTTTTCGTAAATTTCTACAATTTTCATTCCTTCTTCAAGAATTTCCTGATCCGTTAATTGACTATTTTTACTTTCTCTATCGATGTTTTCATATAGCTTCTTTTTGTATTCTTTTAGAGAAACAAATTTCATAATTCCTGATTCCATAAGCGGATATAATGATTCCCATCTTTCTTCAATTCGTTTCTCGCGACCATAGCGCAAAAAATCCGCTAATTTTCTTAGCGGATAATCTTTAATATTGGCTATTCCAAAATATCTATTTAGAATGTATAATTTCTCTTCTATTCTGAGATAGCCTTTTGTTTGAAAAAACTAATAAAATCCTTATCATTCATTAGTTCTTTTATGACTTCTGTTATATCAATTTTCTTTGCTTCTTCTTTTGAAATTTCTTTGTATGATGCTACAAAATCAATTAAATCGTCTTTTACTTCATGAAGTTTTCTTCCTGATCGCAACACGATTTTCATTCCAACTTTGTTTTGGATTTCTTCTTTTTCTTTTTCCTCTTTTCCTTTAGCTACTGATGCCATTTTTACCATTTCATCGATAAATTTGTCGTCAATATCCATTTTATCAATGATGGAACTTAGTAAACAAATTGAATCTATTGTTAATTTCATTTTATATCTCCTCCGGATTTACAGGATTTTCTGGAACCACAGGCTCCATTGATTCGATGTCCTCAATTTCATAAATCGGTTCTGTTGACTCATCTGTATATTTATGATGAGCTCTATATGCAAGTTCAATTTCTCCCTCTGCTTTTTGAACCATAGAATAATCTAGTCCATTCTTATCAAGAGCTCGTCTAATGGTAATCTTTACATATTCTCCGCTAATTTTTTGCCCAAAAACTGTGATATTTTTGATATAATTTTCTTCTTTGATTACCCCCAATTCCCCTGCTTCAATTTTTGTAATTTTTTTAGTAGCTGCATCTCTTGTTATTTTTGAACCTGGTAATTTATCAGCGAAGGTTTCTAAAGAAGAGTTTAGGGATTTTACTGTCAAAGTTGCATTTTCATCATCTACAGTAGTCAATCCTTGTGTATCTCCTTTTTGGCCATCAACTTCAATATTTCTGTAAGTTCTTTCTACCTTAAAATTTGCTCCTCCCCTTGTTGGTCCAAGTAGAGCTTGGTCTTCATGTCCATAATTCTTAAAGACAATTCCATGATCTAGTTGAATATTTTCAACCATTTCCTTTGTTAAATTTTGCATCTTAATTTTCCTCCTTTTTATTGGTATTCATACATTTTAATCTCAAATGTTAATACTCTAATTTTTATAAACCTTTCCTCGTCAATTTTTGTGTCGCAGGAATTAAAAAAAATAACATAAGCATAACCTTCTTTCATTTCCCTTTTTCTATCAAGTAGTTTTTTTAGGTCATCACAAATTTTCTCAATCTCTGTTGTATCACTATCCTCATCTACTATTTCAATTTCAAGGTAATAAGGAATATGTACTTCGTCATTTCCCTCTTTTATATCAGAAACAGAATACGGAAATTCCGAATCTTCGTGTGCATTTAGGAAATAGTTATGTATAACAGGATCTATCTGTTTTTTTATTTCTGTTCTTATAAAAATTCTTGGTTGTTCCATTTATCCCTGCTCCTCTCTTTCGTCAATTAAGCCTTTTGCTTTATTTTCGTCTTCGATTGATTTGATGTAAGTACCTTGAATTTTTCTAATCTCATTTTTCTGTTCTTGAACTGTATTTGTCATTTGTGCTATTTTTCTTCTCTTATTCGTTCCAATTTCGTCAAATCCAAGATAAAAGCCTGCAGGTTTATATCCTACCTGCAGACTTCCGTCTTTTCTTGCCCAATATTGAGTATTTTTTCTCCCTCGTCCAGTTCTTCTGGAAATCTTTTCTTTCGTTCTTCTTATTATTAGTTTACCTACATCTTTATTTGCTGCATGAACTAATTGCTTTAATGTATATTGTGTACGGTCAACATTACTTATGTATTCTACTCCATTTTTAGTTATTTTTATTGGCTTCGGTAGTGCCATAGGCCATCACCTCTTTGTTCGTAACAGAAACAACCGTTAATTCAATCTTTTCTTCGGATCTTCTTTCGTAGGTTTTTATAATTTTATAGTTTCTATTTTTATATTCCAAAAACATTTCTCCAGAATATTCAAATTTCCATATTAAAAATTTCATTTCTGGTTTTAGTCCAACAGCAGAGGCTTGATAAAACTCGGATTGTCTTATTTCTAACTTTTGAGATAATCGTTTTATTTTTTTTAATTTTTTGATAGGATCTCCTATTGCATTTTCCGTATTTTCGGTTTTTAGCAAATATATTACTTCATCCATTCTTTTCACCTTTTTCTGTGTATTCCTTTGTAGAACACATAAAATTTTTGTTTTCTTCAAAGACTTCTTGGAATCTCATTGCAATATCTTTGTCTGAAAATCGAAACTGCGATTTGATATATGCTAGAATTGTGCTACAAATCAAATTATCTTCTAGAGTAATTTTAGAAGGCAAGATGCCAGATAATTCTAGTTTTTTAATCGCAGCTTGCTCAAGCTGTCTTAATTCTTCATCAAATTCTTCAATTTCCAATCCCACACTTTTTCGAATTTTTGAAATTTCTAAAATTTCTTCTGGCATCTTTTTCCCTCCTTATTCCCCTAAAATTTCTGAAATAATTTCATCTTTTCTAGCTTTAGTTAATTCGATTTTTTCTTTCTCCGCTAAGTCTTTTAATTGATTAACAGTCAGTGCTTCCAATTCTTCTTTTGTATGATTTTTTTGACACTCTGGATTATATGGTTTTTCTGGTTCTGTTTTTTCTTCTTCGCTTTTATCTTTTGAAATTTCTGGTGTTTCTTCTACAACCATAATATCCTCTACTCTTCCAGCATTTGCCGCATTTAATTCCTTCATTCTTTCTACAGATACTTCAAGAATATCATTTACTTTTACTATTTTCTTTGTATTCTTGTCTGTGAAACTTTTTAACGCTTTATATCTTACAATAATTTTCATTTCCTATATTTCCTTTCTTAAATTTCTTGTTTTTCGTCGTTTACAGGAGCTACTGCAGTTCCTTTTTTTACTCTTACAAATCCATTGGACGCAACAACATTTCCTCCAGCAAACACAGATCCTCTATGAGCAATTTGTCCTTCCTTGAATTTATAATCTTCACTCTGTTTAATTTCTAATTCAGAGAAGATACCAATCTCATAATTTGATAGCGAACCATAAGCCATGCAGTAATCCCCATCAGCTGTTTTTGGATTAGTTAATGCTTTAGCAGCACTATTTAGAACAAATGGAATCTTGTTGATTTTTCCAGTATTTCCATTAAGTTCAATACTATAATAATCTTTTCCATCTGTTGTTTTTACTTCTGCGAAACCTTGTAAGTCATTTTTGTTTAGGATTAAGCAAGCGTCATTTGCAACATCTTCTTCTCCACCATATCCAAAAATGATTTTATTTAATGTAGTGTTATCAATTTTATCAATTACAATATCTTTGTTGGCATCAATTGCAAATCCCTCTGGATTTGTAAAGATACCTTGAAGTCTTCCTTTTGTTCCATCTCCAACTAAAATATCTTTACTCATTTTCTTTTTTACCGCAATTGAAGTACCATTTACAACTCTATCATGATATGCAGAATCTGCTAATCGTTTTATTTCTTCTGGTTCTTCTTGATATGCTGTAATCTTTTGCTTTTTAATCTCAGCATAATCAAATTTTGTTTCTACTTGCTTGTAATTACCATTTTCATCTGTTTCTCCACCTTCCCCATAAGATTTTACATATCCTCTTTCGTAGCTTTCTCCACCCTCTAATGGAGTGATAGTAACAAGGTCTACTAATGTTGATACTTCATTAAAAGTATCTTTTACTCCCTTTGCTGTGTGTTTTGGAACTGCAATTTTGCTAGTGCCAACCGTAATTGCTCTTTTCTCTTTTAGTTCTTTACCTTTTTGTGCTCTTTGCTCTTCTGATTCTTCTTTTTGCTCTGGAGTAGTAGTTTCTTCTCCTGGTTTCGTAATTCGTCTTACGACAATTTCACCTTTGCCATTTGCAGCATTTGTCATAGCTTGTGCTTTTGCTCTTTTTTCTTCCTCTTCTGCTTCCTCCACTGCTGCCTCTTCTTCTTGATTTAGAGTTTCAAGTTCTCCTTGTAATGCTTGAATTTCTTCTTCTGTAAGTTCAATTGTTCCTTCTACATTTGCTTTTAGGCTTGCTCTAATTTCAGCCTTTCTTTTTAAGATTCTTTTAAGTCTTTCGTTCATTTTTTTCACCTTTTACCTTTCTTTAATATGTATTTAATAATAAATTTTTACTTCTATCTTTTAGCGATTGGGACCTCACCAGGTCTTTCTGTTCTCTTTCAGCCACCGCCAATCGAGAACTCCTCGCAGAGATTGAAGTTGTATCGTAAGCGGGTATATCTACCGCACTGACGTCATATAGTTTTTTTATTTTTAGCACTCTCCATGTGTGCGTTTCTTGATCATATCTTTCTTTTTTTACTTTGAAACAAAAACTCATTTTATCAATGTATCCGCCTTTAATTTCTTCGTATAGTTTTCTTCCTTCCTCAGTTCCATCAAGTCTTGCTTTGATATTTAATCCATTTGAATCAACACTTAATTCAAGAGTATTATTTCTGGTTCTTGCTACAACTTTTCCTCCGTGATTGTAGTTGAAAATAACATCTGACATATCGGTTTCTGAAAATGCGTTTCTATCAATTATTTCCTTGTATTCTGTTTCTCCATACTCAAATAATACGGTTTCTTGTTCAAAGGTAACTGCTTGTCCTTCTACAATCATTTCTTGAGTTTCGGTACCATCTTCATTTTGTCTTCGTTCTGTTCTTACTTGTAAATTATGAAAAACACGAAACATTCTATCATCATCTCTAGTTTTCAAAAATTTTTGTAATTCGGTTTCCTTATTCACTTTTGTTCTCCTCCTTTTTATTTAATTGGTAGTCATCTGCTTTGTCTGCGTTCACATAGTTTAGGGATTGTAGTCTTTTATCTCCTCTAGGAACTGGTCCTCTGTTCCAAATTTCTCTTTGCTCATTTATCGTGAACAGATGTCCTAGTTCCTTGCAGATTGTTACTTTTGTATCATTTGAAGCATTCGCCAATCGATTTGCTTCTAAGATGATTTCATTGCCATAAGTAAGTTCTGTTGGTGTAAATATCTTTCGTGTCATTTCTTGGCTTAGTTGAATTGCAAACGGCTCTATTGCTGTTTCAAAATAAGCAATCCATTCCTCATCCGTAAAATTTCCTTTGATAATCTTTTCATTTGTATTAAAATACTCATATATTTCCTGTTTGCTGTAATCCATCTGTGCTTTGTTTGGCACATACGGTTCATTTTTTAATTCATGAAATTTATATCTTGGATCTGAATAGGCAATCCCATTTCTATTTTTTTCTATATCTAGGTATCTTTCCGAAAAGTCCTTAACATTTTTTTCTACATCATCTGGTCTTAATACTTGATTGAACTCTAGTATTCCTCGTAGAAATGCTGTGTTTTTAATTGCGTGAGAAATACCTTGAGATGTGTCATTTATCACGCTTAATGGGGAATTTAGAATTTTCGAATTTGTTTCTCCCCAAAAATCATTTTCGTTGAAATGTTTACGAATATGAATAATATCTTTATATGGAGCAAAATGCACTTCTCCATTTCGAAATCTAAAATAGATATACATATTCTTCTTTTCATCTTCATACAATTCTACAGATGAATAGTTTAATGGATAAATTCCCCTAACTCCATCCATTCCTGCTACATTTTCGTCCCTATCTATATATGCAAAGGCATTGTTATTTTCTTCTCTTTGGTTCATCATTTTTTGTAAGAAATCAAATATTGTCATATATTTATTAGGTGCCTTCATTAAACGCGCTATGTTATTATTAGGTGATTCTCTAATTTCATTTTCATATTTTCGAATATGTTTTGGGTTTAATTTTCCAGCGTTCATTCCATTCGTTCCAATTGCGGTTCTCGCTGTGTTATTATCAAATATCTTGCCATTCCAAGCATAAAATACTGTATTAGTATCGTTTAGGGCCTTAAATGATGTTACATGTTTATATTTCGGTTTTTTATCTCCAAAAATATTAGTAAGCATATTTCTTATTTCATTCTTCACTCGTACACCTCCTAAATCATATTCAGATAATCATTTTTCTTTTGTTCTAAAACCACATAAGCATCTAATAATGCAGACATTCCATCAATACGCAATCGTGCATTTCTGCCTTTGTCTGGTTGGATATTTCCGTTTCTATCTGTATCAACATTGGTATTACTTAGACACCATTTATCAATAGGATTATTGTTATAGTTGATAAGTTTTGACTTTAGATCTGCTCCTAAGTTTTTCATTGGAGCAGATAAGGTCTTTTTACCTTGATGCACTTCAATCATAGCCTCTTCTCCAAAATTTCCTTTCATTTCTTCTACCCAATACTCTGCTGACCAGGCATCATATCCTATCCATGGCAAATAGATTCCGTAATCATCTCGAACTTCTAAAAACCATTTTGTTACTTCCTTTGGATGTATTTTATTTCCTGGGCAGAGTCTCAAAAGTCCTCTTTCTAGCCATTTATCATAAGGAATCTTATCTTCTTTTATTTTTTGTTCTAATAATTCTTCTGGTAGCCAGTATTGTTGCATTGCATAAATAATCGGATCATTCGGAAGCATAAAAATAACTTTAGCTGCTGTTAAGTCAGTTGTACTAGATAAATCTGTTCCGCCAATTCCATATCGAACTTTCATTTTTGCCAAGTTGTAAGTTGCATCATTGTTCAAATCTTCATAAGATAGCCAGCTCGATACACTTGTTTCTCTAACATTGAAGTCCTTACATAATAAATTTTTCAATTCGTCTGGCTTTATCTTTGCTCTTGCAACTTTATCTCTTATGCCTTTTATCTTCTTTATGGTTCCTAGACCAGGATTTGCTTTTTCCCAACATTTCTCATTAGTCCATTCCTTTTTTGAATCTAACTCATAAATGATAGGAAGTAGCGTTTCATCAACAAATCCTAATGAAGGATCTTCGTAAGTATTGATAACGTTACTAGCATAATCGTATTCGCCATCAAATACATTTTCTCTGGTTGTTCCCATTGTAGAAGTTTCAAAGAAAATTGGTTGATCTCTTGTTTCCATCGAATCGTAGGTTACATCAATCAAATTTTTATCTTTCATTGCATGAACTTCGTCTGCTGCTACAAATGAAGCATTTAATCCATCCAGAGTATCACTCTCATTGGATAGTGGCTTAAATGTAGATTCTTCAGATTCATAATATAATTCTGCTACAAGTGGTTTTACTCGTTTTAAGAAGAGCGGATTTTTCTTGACCATTCGTTTTGCTTCTTGCCACAATATTTTCGCTTGGTCCTTTTTTGTGGCAATCGAATAACATTCTGCTCCTGGTTCATCATCTGCCATTAACATATATAATCCAATTGCTGCTGCTAATGTAGATTTTCCATTTTTTCTCGCAACGAAGAGGATTACTTTTCTATATTTTCGAAATCCTGTTTCTTTATCAACGAATCCAAACATTGCTGATACTAATGCCTTTTGCCAAAGTTCTAAGAGGAACGGTTGTCCTGCCCATTTTTTACCTTTGCTATGCCTACAGAATTTTTCAATAAACTCAATAGCGTGTAATGCTTTCTCATTATTATAAATGTATTTATGTTCTTCAATTTCTCCTGTGATTTCATTTTCTGTTCGTACTATTCTTGGATTTTTTATATCTTCTACCAATTTTTTATAGACGATTCTGACTTTTCGTGAAGCAACAATTTCTCCACTTTTAATTTTTTTATAGTATTCTTCAATATAATTCATTATTTACTTCGCTGTTTGAATTTTTCAAAAT